CCTTTAAACGAAGTTAAATCTTGGTATTCAGAAGATGACGAAGTAATCAGAATGAAAGTAAAATTCAAACTAGGAGCACAAATTTTGCACCCAGAATTGATTTCTTTCGCATATTAATCTTTTAAAATTAAATTAAAATGGGAATTTCTAACGACCTTATTTTAGCTTGTAATGAGCAAAATAGAGCGGCTTTAGCACGTATCTTCGTTATTCCTACTTGTAACATCACTTCATTTACTGCTGGTTCGCTTCAGGACTTTACCGCAGTAACTACTGGAGTAAGCGACAAGTGGTACGAATACGAAGGCGAGTTTAAAACTAAATCTTTAAATTCAGAAGGCTCAAACGAAAACGGAACTGCGACTTTTACTAATACAGTAGAGTTTAAAATCAAAGGGCTTGACAAGACAAAAGGAAAACGTTTACAAGAATTAGTAGACGAGACTAAGATTACTTGTATAGTAGAAGGAACAAATTCTACTGGCACTTATCTACGTGCTTTTGTAGTAGGATGGGATTCAATCATTGGAAAAGAAGCTAGTTGTATGACTAACGTAAGTGCGTCTATTGAAGGCGAACTTTCTGGTGTGAATGAATACACTATCACTTTAACCGCACAACACGCTGAGATAGTCCGAGAGTATGTAGGTGCTATTGAATCAAATTCAAGTGGAACTGTTGACTTCGGTTCATAGAGTTTAATTTTTTGCGTATCTTTGAAGGGTTGTTGGTGGATAACTGGCAACCCTTTTTAACTTAAAAATTATGAAAACAAAAGCAAAATACATCGTTATTGAAAAGTTTATTAAGTGTGCGGTTCACGATTCCAATGGAAAGCATATACTTGAAAAAGCAACTCAAAGCGAGTTAAAAAAACTCTATGAAAGCGGACACAAAGACAAAATCGAGTGCAAGGAATAGAATCCTCGCTAGTGTTACTGGTGTTCAAACTCCTAACGTCACTAGGGAGAACGTAGACCAAAAAGATTTACGAACAAAATGGATTCCTTTCTTTAAAGGTTCTAAGAATGTCTGGATAAACGACTTAGCTTTAAGGAAGCGTAGAAGTGCTACAAATGGCGCAGTAATAGAGAGCAAAGTAGTATATTCAATTGGTAAGAAATTACTCTTTTTAGACGATAATGAACTTGTCCAATTAAACGATTCTCAACTAGCGTATTTTAACGAAATTAACGCAAATGACGAATCTTTATACGAAGTGTATTCTAAAGTTCAAGCAGACTATATAGAGTTTGGAAACGCTTATATAGAAGTCGTTAAAAAAGATGGTAGGTTATCATTGTTTCATAGAGATGCTACTACCATTAGAATTTCTGTAAATGGAGAGAAAGCATATATAAGTAATTTCTGGAGGGATATTGGCGAAACAGAAAATTATCCTAACCGAGATTATCCTATTTCAGAAATAGATATGACTGGGAAGGCAAATAATTACCTTGTTCACGTTAAAAACTACGAGCCAGAATACCAAACTTACGGAGTGCCTGACTATTCTGGTGCTTTAAAGGATGCCGATATAGAGTATAAAATTTCAACCTTTAATCTTGACAAATTAAACAACGGTTTCTTTCCTAGCGTATTACTTCAGTTATTTGGAGAGCCGCCTGATGGGAAAGACCCACAACAATATGTCAAGGACATTGTAAACAAATATACTGGCGAAGGTAATTCTAGAAAAGTAGTTGCTGAACTCTTAGACGATAAGGAACAAGCCGCTAATATTCACGAATTTACAACCCCTCAAACTGGGGAATTTGTAGAACTTAAACAACTTGTAAAAGAGGGAATTATTGAAGGTCATAGATGGCACTCGGCTTTAATGATGCAAGTAAGCGGAAAACTCGCTAATTCTAGCGATATAAGAACCGCTTTCGAGATGGTTAATAATACAGTTATCCCAGCATACCGAAAACCTATTTTAAAGGCTTTTAAGAGACTTTTAAACGAAACCCCATTAAGTGGGTTAGATTTAGAGATAATGCCTATACGACCAGTATCTAGTGCTGATAGAATCAATGTAAGCGAAATTTGGACTATTAACGAACTAAGAGAAGAAACTGGCAAGGATGAAATTGAAGAAGGGGAAGGATTTATAAAACAAGATAAAAAAGAAGAAAATGGCATTTAATACACAAATAGTTACCACTTCTGATATTGTCACGCAATGCATACCAGATTCTTCTTTTGATACCGAAGTTTTTACGAATTATATCTTACCAACTCAACGACAGTATTTACGAGAGTTATTAGGCGAGACTTATTACAATATTATATTAACGTCAGTTGCTGGTGGTGGATGGGTAACAGAAGACCAAACCTTATATGATAATTTTATTAAACCTATGATGTGCTGGTATATTTTATATGAGAGCCTTCCACAAGTCAGGAATCACTTATCTAGTCAAGGTATAATGGTTAACAATACTGAATTTTCACAACAAAGCACTAGAGAAGATTATGGTGCTTTAAGAAATTCTATTCTATCTACTGCGGAGAGGTGGAAGAAAGACCTTAAAGTATATATTGAGGACATTCAAGAAGATAACTCTTCAGCCTATCCAACTTTTGACGATGGAAAAGACGAGAGCAGTAACAAATACGGATTTATATTAATATGAAAACTACGTTAATAGGCGGGTATGATTTGTCTGGAGGAAGTGCGAATTGGACTTCTGGCTTATTAACTGATTATTCTTTTTTTTATCTTGATTTATTATGGTCTAATGTTACTGGTTCTGGAACATTAAGCATAAGACAAACTGATGGAAGTGGTTATGATTTAATCCAACAAGTTACTTTGTCAGGAAGTGAAAACTTTACAGAGATTAACAACATAAACGTCACAAAGAAATATTTAAACGTACTATTTGAAGGAACTGCGACTGGTAAATTTTCAGCAATATTAGAATCTAAAGAAAGTGAACTACAAGCGCATAATACAAATGATAATTCACACGAACCTTTAAAGAGATACACTTTACTACTTAGCTAATGGATTCACTACATATAGATATACCAAACGCACAAATTCACAACCCTAAAGACTTCACAACTGCGGTAAAAAATACATTTCCAGTAAAAAGTGAAAAAGGTAGTTTAGTATGGGAATCAAGACAACAACTTCCTAATGTTAAACAGTTTGTAGATGCGACTAGCGGAGTAGCGGCAGAAGTTGACCAAGATGCTTATATTTTACTAGGTACTCCTTCAGCTTTTTGGGATGGTGCTAGTGCGAATGATTACGTTAGATATGACGCAAGTTTAGATACGTGGTTTTCAATGACTCCAACCAATGGAAGTAGAGTATATGACGAGAATTTTAACGGATATTGGATTTATGATAACGGTTGGAAAGGAGAAAGTTTTCAAATTACCAAAGCACTTTCTAACGCTGAAATATTAGCTTTAAATACAACACCTATTTTAGTCGTTTCAGCACCAGTAGGAAAGAGTATAGTTTTAACAGATTGGACTTTAAACTTAGACTATACCGCACCAGTATTTGCTACTGAAGATACACTTTGGTTAAAAACAGACACCGCAACAAGACCGCAAGGAGTAGACGATACCATCTTAGGTTCAGCGGTTGATAGAATTAGAAACGGACAATTTGACGCTACTACTGGATGGACTTCAGCAAGTACTCAAATTATAACAGAGAAAGGTCTTTATATTACAACGGATTCAGCAGACCCTACTGCGGGAGGTTCTACAATATCAATAACAGTTAATTTTAGGTTGATATGACAGAGAAGCTAATAGGACAAGCAAGACCAACAAATACAACCGCTACGTCACTTTATACAGTTGCTACGGACATTACTGTTATAGTGAAGACAATAGTAATAGCCAACACTTCTGGAAGCACCGCAAAGTATAGATTATTTCACGATGAAAGCGGAACTACTTATAATGAAACAACCGCTTTAAGTTGGGACGTAGAAGTAGCAAGTGGCGAAAAGGAGGTAGTTAATTTATTCGTTTGTAGTAATTCTGCTTCGGCAACTTTTGGAGTAAGAACAAACACCGCAAGTGCTTTGACTTTTACAATGTATGGTGCTGAATTTGGAGGGGTTACTACTCCGTCAACGGTTACTGCGTTAAATTCTTTCTTCTTAACAGATGGAACAACAACAGACGAGGTAAAAGACCAAGAGACAGTTAAATTAGACGGAACACAAGGAGTTAAACAAACAAGAGTAGGAGATAATAATATACAAGCAAGTTTAGATGTAAACACTTTAACAGAAGATGCTTCGCCAGACCTTTCCGCTGACTTTGTAGCTACTTATGACGTAGACGCTGGAACGCATAAAAAGGTAAAACTAGACGAGATTGGCGGTGGTTCTTCTATTTATTCAGCAAACGGAACTATCGCAAGTGCTAGAACGGTTAATATGGATTCTAAGGCGTTAGGATTTACTAATGCTAGTGCGGGTGTAGGAATAGGAACTGCTACCGCAAATGCTAGTTCTATTTTAGATTTAACCAGTACAACAGAGGGATTTTTAAAACCTAGAATGACTGGCGCACAAGTAGAAGCAATAAGCTCCCCCGCTACTGGATTAGAGGTTTACGCTACGAGTGCGGGTTCTGGTGATGTGACAATAGAAGGATGGTGGGTTTACAATGGTTCGAATTGGATTCCATCGGGTGCGGGATTAACTCAATTTCATAGTTCCCAGATTTTAAGATATACGGAATCTGGTGGCGGAAGTGTTGAGTTTGATAATTTCGATGCTGGTTCTTATAATGTTTTGTTTTTAGACCCATCAGGACACGATAGAGATTTTACTGGAATAGTAGCACCTCCGACTGGAGTAAACAGAGTAATTATAATTATTAATTCTGGAACAAATAAGAAGTTGAAATTTAAAGACAATGATACTTCAGATAGTACTGCGGCTAATTGTTTTTATCTACCAGAAAGGGCAAATTTTGACCTTACTAAAGGTTCATCTTTTCAAGTAATATATGACCATAATGTTTCACGATGGGCTTCTTTAAGTTATTATTAAATGAGAAATTTTTATATAGAAAATAGCGTAGAAGTAGGGGAAGCGGGGATTGTTTTTGAATTGTCAAAACCTAAAGGATATACTGAAATAACCGATACTGATAAAATAAAAGAGTTGTATATGCGACAGTATAAGTATAGAATAAACGATGGAAAAGAGTATGTTTTGGAATTTACCGCTAGTAGATATGTAGATATTTTAAACGAAACTTATTCACAATCGGAGGTGTTTGTTTTGGAAACCCATATAAAAGACCTATATTTAGATTTAAACAATGGTTGGTGGCTTACTGCTCAAAACACAAATTCTAATCTTGCTTTGAGTGGGATTTATGATAAAACAATGAAAGACGAAATTCAATCTGTTATAGACGATTATGTAACAAACAATTATTAAAAATTAAACAATGAGAAAAAGTACAATAGTAGAGACTTCAGTTGGAAGAACTAAAGTTATCAATGTAACTGGTGCAACAGTAGGCGCAACCGCTACCACGTATGCAAGTGGGGATTCAATAGGAACTAAAATAACTCTAACAGATGCTTGTTTAGAAGTTGGAAGCGAAGCAACTTTGGTAAGTGTTACCATAGCTGACGTAGCAAAACAGAACCAACCCTTAGATGTGGTAATTTTCAATACAGACCCATCAGGTACGACTTTTACTAACGATTCAGCGTTAGACGTAGCAGATGCAGATTTGCCTAATATATGCGGAAGTGCTTCGGTAATTGCAACGGACTATATTGATTTTGCAGATTCATCAGTAGCTACAAAAACAAACATCGGATTAGTGTGTGAAGCGGTAGGGAGTGACGATTTATATGCTTGTGTAGTATCAAGAGGAACTGGTACTTATTCAGCAAATGGAGTAAGTTTAAAATTAACATTTTACCAAGACTTTTAGAATGAAGCAAAAAAAGAGATTAATGCTCTGGCGAAGCGGTATAAGTGTACCGCCTAGCCCTCCATTTCCAAATGAATATAGTTTGGAGTTTGATGGGGTGAATGAGTATTTAACTACTCCAGCAAAAGTAAATTTAGGAGTAAATAGTACTATTTCTTACTGGTTTAAAGGTGGTACAAATGCAAATAATACACTACTTGGCGAAGATGACAATCAATATGATTATGTCATACAACTGGCAACTGGAACAAATCAAGTAGCTTTTAGAGTAGGAACAAAGTATTCTACTTGGGTAGGAGTAACAGAATTGAGTGATAACAATTGGCATCACTATGCTTTTGTAAGAAGTAGTACATCTGCTAATTTATATGTAGATGGAAGTTTAAAATCAAAAACAGTAGATGGAACATTTGATGGAACTGATACAACATTCCACGTATTAGGAGCACAAGGAAATTTAGCTTTTCCAATAGATGGTATTATTGATGAATTTTCGGGATGGAATAGCGCACTTTCTTCAGATGATATTGCAACGATTTCATCAGCTCCCAAAGATTTAAAAACTGCGCTTTCATCTACTCCTATCGTATGGTGGAGAAATGGAGATGGTACTGCTTTATTTAGAAATGCAGAATGGGATATACCTAATGAAATGACATCTGATTATTTCTCCCAGTATTCAATGGAATTTGATGGTGTGGGTGATTATGTTAATTGTGGCAATAGTTTTTCGTTTACCGACCAAATGACTGTATCAGCTTGGATTAAGGTTAATAGTTGGGCTAATTACGATACTTTTGTCAGTCAATTTAATGCTTCTGGCAGCTTTTTATTGAATCAAAAT